TGTTTTCCTACATCTAAGCAGTTTTTACAGTAAATTTTAGAGCATCTTGAGTCAATAGCGTCAGCAGAAAGCTTCAATCTAAAGCCCTCATGGCCCTTTCTGTATCTCCCACTTACCTCAACATCAGATATGATAACTGTAACCATATCGCCATTAGATAGCATACGATTACAATTATCACATTTTTTATACTCTAGCTCTGACATAATCCTTCCATTCTTCTGGAGATTTCATCCAAGGTGACATACCAGAGTAAAATGTATTAGGATCTGGTTCACGAGGTACAGTCAAAAGCTTCATACCTGCCTGCTCTGGAGTTTTATTATCCTTCTTAGAGTTGCAGCTATAACAAGCTATAACTGTGTTTTCCCAAGTATGAGCGTGACTTTTAACCTTAAATTTACATCTAGGTTTAACGTGATCGATAGTCGCCCCTTTTGGGCTCAACTCTTCTCCACAATACTGGCAAGACCTTGAGTCCCTGATAAGTAGATTTCTCTTTTTAAGAGGTATCTTTTTTCTACGCTTAACATATCTATTAGATACAGCGACAGCGGGAACCAAAAACTCTTGGCCACTAGCAGAGACAATAACATCATTCTCGTAGTAATCAATAACCCTAATACCCTCTTCTGGAATGATTTGCCCAATACATTCTAGACGCATAGCTCTTTTCCAGCTAATAACCGTTAGCGGAGTGTAGTCTTGATTTAAGATCAAGCAAGGCTTGTGTTTCATTTTAAAAAATCCTAAAAAGTGGTTTTACTTTGCTACAATTATAGTACCAGATTTGCGTATGTCCATAAAAAAACCACACATTTTCATATGCGTGGCTTGTTTTTTTACAATAAATTTATTTTTTTTACTTTTTCCTAGCGTTTAGAAGCGTTGGGAAAACCTCTTTAAGTGCGTCACAGGCCTCCTTCAGCCCTCTCTCTTCGCACTCTGTATAAAAACAGTCCCACTTGCCAACCAATTCTACAAAGCTCTCAGGCTCGGGCTCAGGCTTTGGTGTTGGCTTTGGAGGGCTATCTGGGTCAGTATTATCTACTGGATCAACAGACTCATCCTCATTCTTCACTGCGGCATCCTTTAGGAAGCCTTTTAGTTTTTCAAGTAATTCTGGTGCAAATAAAGCAGCAGCACCTAGCAGTAGCATTATTTGAAAAGTGTCTAGATTTTTAAAAAATTCTAACATTGTTTTTTACCTTTAGATTACTGTGTTTGACGAATAGTGTCACCAAGAATCCAAGCAACAACAATAGATGTAATAGCTAGTACTTGCTCTTGGTCTAGTTGAATATTGAATGTTTCTTCGCTAATTACTGCCCCTAGACCGATTGCAGCAACCCAGAAACGTCTTGATTTTACTAGTGATGAAAATTTGTTACTCATTTTGTTATCTCCGAATGATAAAGGTTAAATAGCTTATTTTTTTCCTCTTCCTCTAAAGAATACACTAAATCCAATAAAGAGTCATAGATATAACGTGCCTTTTGATTATCCTTTACAGAATGCTTGACATGCCTCCAGATTACCCATCTTTTAAAGAATCCCAATCTTTTGTTCATTGCATCTTCTTTTAGTTTATATTTTATATTATCAACATCTTTGTTGTAATAGTTATAGATAAACTCTATTATTTTCATAATAATCGAGATAATAGTCAATATTGTTACCGGGTCGAATGTATATCCATCTTTAGAGCCCTTCTCATTGGCATCTACAAAAACGTCTACAGCTAAAGACTTACAGTATTTTTCATATTCAGAACTCATATTTACCTTCTTCTCCCGAAAATTGTTCTTCTAACTGGGTAAGAATTAAAGGTTCCTACAGAACCTGAGTTACCAGACTGATTATGCAAGTAATCATGTAACCATAACTGTTGTTCTCTTGTCAGACTATCTACATAACTAGCAGGAACAGGGGCGTGCATTGAGCCAGCCCCCCAAACTAGATGATCTCTTACCGTCATACCAGCCACTCCTACATTAGAGCGATATCCCGGTATATGTGGAATATTATTGTATCCATAGCTAGTACTTTTAGTTTTAGCTAAAGATTTGTTTATGGTCGAGGTTTTTAATGTCTCTTTTGGCATTGGCAAGGCGTGTTCCTTTACCTCTACCTTTTTGACCGGGGCAGGAGCTTCAACCTTCTTTTCAGGTTCTTGGCCAACGCTACCGCACTTAGGGTTATGGTCACAAGCCTCCCCAGATTCTACACAAGGACAATTTGTTCTATGACCATCGCCATGAACTATATAACCTTTACCTTCACAAATACAAGATTCGTCTACTGGAACATCATCTGGAACAACGTCAATACCTAAGTATTCTTTACATTCCTTAATTGACTTATCTTTATATTCATCAAACAGTTCTTCATACTCAGGATCATATATCTTCCAAGCAAATCCGTATAGTAGATCAGAAATGCCCTTTCTTTCCTTTTCAGTAAGACCTACTGTCTCTGTCTGCTCACCAATAACTTTAGTTATCAGTTTTGCAGCACTAGGACTAAACTTAGGATACTTGCCCACAAGTTGAGTCCCCATGACATTCTTCCCTACCTTATCAAGGAAATATTGTACCTGAAGATTATTCTTAATAGACTCATTACCAATATGCTTAGAAAGACCATAGAATACCCCTGCGAGCTTACTAGCATCTTCCCCTGTTGGTAAGTCTTCTAGTTCAGATACTAATTCTACAGTTTCTACGTCTGGCTTTTCTAATTTGACATCTTTTAGATCAGGAAGCTTAAAGCCTTTATAAAAGAAAGCCACCATAACAAAAGCGAAAGCTAATAGCATTTTATTTTGATTCATTATACCCATTCTCCTAGTCCATAGTTTGGCAATTGACGAGCAGGGAATCCCTCAACATTAGAAAACGCAAAAGAACCACGAGCTTGTAAAATTTTTCTAGCATCTCTTTCACGAATCCAAAAACTCCCGTCTGGTTGACCGTGACGTTTAGGGCCACTATTCCATTTGCCCCAGCTATTTTGAACTAGAAATAACGTCTCATCAAATAGGTCTCTAGTGTCATCACAAGCTATCCATGCCATACAATGGTGCCAAGTACCTTTACTTAGTGAAATTCCATTATTATCTCTAACTGAAGAGAATCCAACTGAACTACAGCAAGCTAGACCGTATCCATTAGCTAGAGAATCACGAGCTTCTTCGACTGTAGTTACCAGTGACGTAGTTCCAACTTGATGCTTTTTAGCTTCATCTATAAAAATAGATGTTGGAATTCTAAGATTAGCACCCAAAGACGCATTATAGTTAGAAAGATCTACTTTGCCATATTTTTTTCTAAGAAGAATGCCGCCCTCTTTATTCACGTATCTAGCCGCTTGGGAACAATGCATTCCCTCGCCCCTGTGCCCACGAGATTGATAGATACCTTCAGTAGCACCGCGAGCTACATATCCCTCAGCCTCTCCTTTGATATCTATTTCTACTGTTCTAGAAATATCAATAGCATTACGAACGCCATGAGATACGCAATCTCCTGTCTTTTGAGCTTCTGCTGGACCAAACTTAGGATCAAATTTTAATAATGATTTAAAAGGTAGGCTAAGTTTTCCGACACCAGAATATTCTATCTGATAAGCTGCCGCACCAAATAAAGGCAACGGCAACTCACCAAGTAGTTTATTTAAATCGTCGGGATCACAAGACGCACCAACAAAACCATCATTATACATTTCTAATAGTTCTTGCGGGGTTTTAAATTCTTGCATAAATTATTCCCTTATACAAAGTTACATACATTTAGACCAACCGCAAGCTGAGCATTGAACACAACCTTCTTGCCTCATAAGACTATCTACCTTTTCACAAGAAGGGCATCCCCCCTCTTCTTTAGCTCCATCTGGTATATACTTTTTAAGTGCTCTAGCCATACTTTTAGCAAAGGAATGCATATCTCCTTTAACCTTTTCAAGCTGCTGAACAATCATATGAATATCTGCACCGTGTCTTAGTGCTGTAGAAGTCATCCTAGTTAGAGCATCTTCCTCTGTACTGCAAGTTGCATTAATAGGTGATAGCTCTAAACCATCTTCAAGAATAGCTTTGTAAACTCCTTTTGGTCGGCCTAGTTTGATTACCTTACCACTAGTAATCTTTTTATCTATAAAACCATTCTTTCCAGCAAATACCTCGTATGGATCATCATTATACATACCTACTAATACGAAATATTCTTCACCTTTAACTTTCATGTGATGGACATCACAATGCAACTTTTTAGGCCTCTCTGGACATTTGGTTTTTGTAATTTTATCTTCATCTTCGTCGTTTAGAGAAGATTCTGACGAAAGCACAGAAGTCATAGTACCGGCCCTATATGTAGTGAACCCTTTAATATTATTCTTCCAAGCTTTGATATAAACATCCTTAAATTCTTCATAAGGATATTCGTTGATTAGGTTAATGGTTTTAGATATAGCAGAGTCTACATATCTAGCAAATATAGACATAGTGTCAACATGTGCGTCAACGCCTAAATCCATAGTGCAAGAAGCATAGTCTCCATTCTCGTCCCATAAACCCTTTCCTTTAAGATAAGATACACCATAGTCTTCTAGCCATTCTTCTTTCAATAATCCTCTGCTTCTATCGTATTTCCAAGTTTTACCATTGAATTTAGTAGCAAGAAGATGCTCATCTCCCTCTTTCACCCACTTCCACTCTGTAGGGCTTGCCCCTTTGTTACCCTCTGGTTCTTTTAGATTGAATTTTTTATCAGACCAATCTACATCAACAGGAACCCACATTCCATCTGGAGCTATTGGCTGAATAGATGTTCTGTAATAGCCGAACATGAATAGAGGCTCTAAACCACCAGAAACTAAGTTGGCGTAACAGGCACCATTGCCAGTCGGTTGAATAGATGTTAGGTGAGAATTTCTAATACCATACTTTTTAATAAGATCAATGGTATTTCCATCTAAACCTTTAATAAACTCACCCTTTAAGTATTTTCCTTCATCGTAAAGATTAAAAGATCCTTTTTCTTTAGCTATAAGGGCAGAAGCTTCATAAGCGGTATTTGTAAAAAAGGCCATTAGCTGGTCTGTCATGGCAAGAGCTTTTTTGCTACCATACTTAACACGAGCCATTAGTAAAGCTGAGCCATAACCCATAACTCCAAGACCAATCCTTCTTTTATCTTTTAAGTTCTTCTCTTGAGATTTAAGCGGGACATAAGTCTTATCATTAACATTATCCATAAATCTTACTGCTAAATGGATATCCTTCTCAAGTTTATCCCATAGCCAAGTCTTTTTGGCTGGATCGATATAATGAACTAGGTTTATAGAACCAAGAAGGCAAACCCCCCCAATAGGTAGTACTTGCTCTCCACATGGATTGGTAGCATTAATCCACTCATTATACCATAGGTTGTTCATCTTATTCATGTTATCAACAAAAAGAACACCCGGCTCATTACGGTTATAGGTATTCTCCATAATAAGATCCCAGAGTTCTCTCGCTGAATTAAATTTATGATAAACTTTTATTGATGGTTCTTTGCTTTCTCCGTTGAACTCACAATTCTCTTTCCACTTCTCAATATTACCATCCCAGCATTCTTTATAGGTCTCTGGATAGTCCTCATGGTTAGGGAATACTAGTTCCCAAGGCTCATCATTTTCTACAGCGTTCATAAACTTTTCTGTACATAGTACAGACATATTAAATTTAGATAACCTTCCGGGAGTCTTTTTAGCACTGATATATTCGATAATATCTGGGTGCCAGCAACTCATAGTTACCATCTGGGCACCTTTACGAATAAAATTCTTTTCGTCTTTTCTTGACTTTTTGTTTGATCCAGCAGTGATAATTTCAGAAGACTTGTCCCATAACTCTAAAAATCTGACTGCTCCGGGAGATTGATTGGCAATGCCAGCGATATGAGAACCGCAAGGTCTCATTACATCCGAACAAAAGCCATATCCACCCTCACTCTTTAGGATTTTAGCTTGCCTTAGAAGGGCCTCATATATACCTTCAATAGAGTCTAGGTCTTCACCTTGAAAACCATCCACAAAGCAATTTGAAGTAAGAATATTACCTTCTAGTGTAAATTTATTACCGTCTGGAACCATAGCACAGTACACATCTTCGACAAGACCAGTAGGTTCTACTGATACCACATTCCAATGATATACTCGTGATCTTTGGTTTTCTAGAAATCTATTCTTATGATCTTCAATTACAAAGAAATCTTCGTTTAAGTCCTTACTATCCAAGCATAAACTATAGATATCAGATTCTTTCCCAGTAAGATTAGAAACTCTTGTTTGTTTTTTTACTGAGAAATATCTAATTCCTAAGATACTACATACTGATTTTACAAAACCTATATCTGAAGATTTAGAGCTAGATATAACGCACTCTCCTTCTTCTGATACACAACCATCAGCGGCAAAATAACCACTTAGCCAGCCAAGTAGAAAAGAAATGTTCTCTGATAGATCTGGTAAGTTTCTCCAAGAGTTAGGAATTCCTGTGTATCTTTGTAGGCTACCATAGTCTAGCTTGTTGCATCCATAAAAATAAGGAACTAAGCATTTATCTTTATCTCCACATAGATTTGTATTCCCAGAGCAATTCTTAGGGGTAGTACTTCCATCTCCATAAGTGAACCCTTGAGCAACACCGACAGGGGATGGACTTGTGCTATGATGTGACTTAGATACAGATTGCTCTAACCTATGATAGTCTTTTAGTTCGCAAGTAAGTAATTCTACTGACTTTTTATTAGCCTTGGTGTAAGCAAACCATTTGTGATTAGCTGTAGTAAAAATAATTTTTTCTTTTTTGCCATGCTTAAGTGTTAACTTAAATAGCTCCTGTTTGCCAAAGTTTTTAACTGAGCCAGTAACCCACTTGCCATGCTTTCCTAGTAAGACCAAATCCTTGCAAACTAAATCTTTAATTTTAAAAATACCATCCCTAGTGATCACCTCTGTATCACCATGAAAGCAATTTATATAAGTCGTCCCCCTTAGTCCTGTACCAGCATTACTAGTGATTCTTCCTCCGGGCACAAATTTAAAATCCTCTAGCAAATGGTAAAACTCTTTAGACCATTTTTCCTTATCCTCTTCTACAGACGCTAGGTCATCTGCTACTCTCTTCCAAGTATGCTCAACATTTTCATCAGTGCCATACTTATATTTTTGATACCAAGTTTCTTCAGAAAAAGAATTAGTAAACCTACTCATCAATAAACTCCTG